ATCCAGGATTTTGAGCGGCATACGCTGCGACGAGCTGCAGCGCGGCGCAGTGTTGCGAGGCATCGCGCCAGGACGGGAACAGAGAGGCGGCGCGGGCCGTGAGGTTCTTAGTGCTGCGGTTCTGGTGGTTTGTCATGGTGTCCTATCCTTCCGCCCACGTGCCTCGGGGCCAAGGTCGGTGCGGGTTCGCTCCGATGCCTCTACTATCGGCGCTCGGCGCCGCAGTGTCAATATAAATTTACAGACAACATCGTCATATCAACGCGCCGGCTTAAACGACACCGCGACAGTCCGGGGTGGCGCAACCGTCACGACCGGGGCTCGACGCTGCGTTTTCGCCACGTTTCCGTGCGTGCCGACAATCCGTACCCCTAAATACCAAGTGACGCCACCGACAACGTGGGACCGAACTCCTCGTTCTCGCATCAGGCGCCCGAACGTCACGCGAGGCACGTTCACGTCCGGCTCGAAAGCCGCCAGGTCCGCCCGCAGCTCCGAGGCCCGTACCATCGCCGGCACTGGCACACCTCGAGCCGTCACCACGTCCGCAGCCGCCTCTAGCCGCCTCTCCGCCCACGCAACAAACGCCCCAGCCGGCCCAGTCAGCGGCTCATCATCCGCACGCGGGACGTAACGCAACAGCGCTTTGCACGCTCGCGCCAGCACAGACGGCGGAACGTCAGCACTCTCGGCCGCAGCCGTCAGAGCCACGCCATCAACCAGCACGGCTCCCGCAGCGTCCTTCAGATCACGGCTCATAGGCGACGCGCGCCAAATAGCACAAAACACTGCATCAGACAGGCGGGTAAGTTCAAGGGGGGTTCGTTCAATCATGGCATGCCTCCAAGTTACGTAGTCAACGAGTTCAAGCATTTCAACGCTATTTCGTGTTTACCCTAGCGGCCCCTACTCGGTACAGCGCTAACTACTTAACAAGTTAGCAGTGTACCCAATAGACGTGCCCGAGGGTGCATAGAAATAGCGTTGAAATGATCACACTCGATAACTACGTAAAAAGAGGGTGTTTTACGCTGCGGTTTGAGCGGAATTCCCCAATTTCCGCGCCCATTACCTCGTTTTAGACACCTAATCCGCCGCCTGGCCGAGCTTTGGGCGTCATTTGGGCGTGAGTGGACGCGCTTTCTTGCTCATTACGTCTGTTTTTGTATGTACTGGCCTAGCTGCTGGCGGCCTGCTGGCCGTGGTCTGACCTGGATCGGACCTGGATCGGACCTTGGTCTGGCCCGTCGCCTGGGTTTACATAACACCCGTTGTACACAATGCAGGTCGTGAGGCGGGCCGAAGTGCCATTTGGTCTGACCCGATGGGGGCCATGGGCGGGATCGGCCGGCTGGTCGGCGCCGGGTCGGCCGGTCTGGCGTGGTCCTGGGCGGGCCGGCGGCCGGACGGGCGGGGGAACGGGCCGGCGCGAACGGACTTGACCCTCCGTGTGCCTGTGCCCCCCGCATCATCCCCCCCCCAAAAAAAACGTCTTTTCCCTCGCTTGGATGTAGGATTCGGCGCTGTATGAGACCGATTGCTGCTGTCGGAGGGCTGATGACTGACTTGTATGATGATCTGGCGCGCTGCGAAGGCCGACGAGCGTTCACGGGCAAGCCGATGGCGCAGTGCATTTTCTGCTCACGACGGTTGTCTGAGTCGAAGGAGGTTCTGAAGCCGGCGCTGCTGCAGGGGATCGACGGTGGAGGTCATGTGTGGCACACGTGCGAGAACAGGGTGGATTCACGGGCGGTGGAGCCATGAGTGGGTTCGGCCTCGTCGATTGGAGAAGCGCGTGAGCAAGTTCAGCCTCACGAACTTCAAGGATTTCTGTGCCACGCTTCGTGTGGACACGAAGAACCGTGGCGAGATTTTGCTGAAGTGGGATCAGTTGATGGGGACGCAGCGGTTCCTGATGGAGGAGATTGCGAAGGGTCTGGAAGAGGGGTGCCACACGTTTGTGGTGCTGAAGGGCCGGCAGCAGGGGATCACGACGATCTGCATTGCGTTGGATCTGTACTGGATGATGAAGAACGACGGGATGTCGGGCTCGCTGGTGACGCACGACGAAGAGGCGCGGGACATGTTCAAGACCACGATGGAGATGTATATCGACGGTCTGCCGCAGCGGTTTCGGGTGCCGGTGGCGGCGCATAACCGGACGCAGTTGGTGTTCAAGAACAGGTCGAAGGTGGCGTATCAGGTTGCTGGGACGCGGAAGAACTCGAAGTTGGGCAAGGGCAAGGGGCTCACGTACCTGCACGGGACCGAAGTTGGCGAGTGGGGCGACGAGGAGGGATTCGCGTCGCTGCAGGCGTCGATGTCGGAGGATCACCCGGAGCGGCTGGAGGTATACGAGAGCACGGCGCAGGGGTTTAATTTTTTTAACGACCTGTGGGAGCGCGCGAAGGATTCGGTGTCGATGAGGCAGGTGTTCATCGGCTGGTGGCGCAATGAGGCGTACCGCAAGGAGGTCGGGTCGAACGAGTACCGGGTGTACTGGGACGAGAAACTGCTGCCCGAAGAGAAGAAGTGGGTGCGGGAGATTGAGCAGAAGTACGGGTACGAGATTCAGCCGGAGCAGATCGCGTGGTGGCGGTGGATGCTCAACGAGAAGATCGGCGATCAGGAGCTGATGTACCAGAATCATCCGCCGACCGAGGAGTATGCGTTCATCGCGTCGGGCGAGAATTTCTTTTCGACGGCTCGGCTGTCGGACGAGATGAAGGCGGTGAAGAAGGCGCCGGCGCCGGACATGTTCAGGTTCGTGCTGCGGGACAACTTCGAGGACTGCGACATCACGGAGACGATCAACAAGCACTGCAATCTGCGGGTGTGGGAGCACGCGGCGTCGGATGGCGTGTATGCGCTTGGCGCCGATCCGGCCTACGGGTCGAGCGACTGGGCGGATCGGTTCTGCGCGTCGGTGTGGCGGTGCTACGCGGACGGGATGGTGCAGGTGGCAGAGTTCTGTACGGAGTCGTGCAACACGTACCAGTTCGCGTGGGTGATCATGTACCTGGCGGGGCACTACAAGAACACGATGATCAACCTGGAGATCAACGGGCCGGGGCAGGCCGTGTGGCAGGAGATGCAGCAGGTTCGCCGGATCGCCGGATCGACGCCGAAGAACCCGATCTCGCAGAAGATTCTCGAAGTGGTGAAGAACCCGCAGAATTACCTGTACCGGCGGCTCGATGGCTTCTCACGACCGAGCAACTATCACTGGAAATCGACCGCCGAGACCAAGGAGCGGATGCTGAACCTGTACAAGGACAGCTTCGAGCGCGGGGTGTCGATTGTGCGCAGCGTAGGGCTGATCGAGGAGATGCAGAAAGTCGTGCGCGACGATGGCATTCTCGGGGCGCCGGGGCGCGGGAAGGACGACCGCGTGATTGCAGCCGGTCTCGCTCACGTCGCCTGGGCCGAGTCGAAGCGGGCGGAGTGCATTCAGCGCGGGCTTTTGAAGCCGAAGATCGGCGGCGGCGGAGAGATCGTGCCGCAGACCCCGTTGATCCACCCCAGCATGAAGGGGTATCTGGCGCGTGTCGGCATTGTTGACCGGCAGAAAATGAGAATGCAGTGAACTCAGGGAATCTCTCGAAGCCGATCTTCCGAAGGATCGACTACATACGGAAGGCGGCTTACGTCCCGAGGATTGCGCCAATTGGCGAGAATCCATACCGAAAGGAGTTCGGGGTGCTGCCGCTGAATGAAATCCAGCGGTTGCTGGACAATCACATCAAGACCGAACGCCGGCGCGGAAGGACGAAGGGCGACCCGATTTCGATGGTGGATGTCTCAAGGGAGGCGGGCCTGGACAAGGGAGGTGACAATGTTCAGGTCATCTCGCAAATCAGGGACGGCGATCTCGGCAAGATCGGGCACGTCAGGCTCAGGAAGCTCTGCCGAGTCCTGCTGATGCTTGAATCCGGTCTGCTCTCGAAGGTCGATGGCAAGATGGTGTACGCGGACGCGCCGACGAAGAAACCGGACATGGCGTTCCGCGTTTGCCTTGGTCGAGATGGCCGTGCCACAATCATGCGTGGGGAAGCGGCGCCTGTTCCGAAGCAGATGCCGCGAATTTTCTCCGACTTCAAGCTACCGGGGGCTCGATGATCATCAAGGAATGGAACTGCCTGGCTCACGGCGCATTCGATGGCCCGTCGCTTGACGATGGCGCGAACCCGCCGTGTCCGCACGGTTGCGGCAATTCGATGGTCGAGCGCGCGTTCCGCACGGCGCCGTCGATTCAGTCCCAGGGGTACAGGAACATCAACGCCTCGTTCAAGTCCCTCGCGGCCGAGCATGGCTTGACGAACATGAGCAACAAGAACGCGATGCAGGACGGCATCGGCATGAAGCGTTCGACCCCGGAGACGTACCGCAGGCTGAACCAGGCGACCGAGATGATCATGGGCGCCAGCAAGTCCGGTATGCAAGGCATGGACGCGGGGCAGTTCTTCAAGCCGCTCAGCGCTTACCAGCCGGGCAGCACCGGCGAAGGCGGCGTGTTGCACCGCGATTCGTCCGGCGTGTCGTCGGCCGGCATCCCGCTGCGAGCCCCGACTCCGAATCTGGTGGCTGCGCCGCACGATGGCAGGGAATCCGGTCTGCCGGCGGGTGACACGGCGTGAAAATTCCAGGCGAAAGCGCCAACGGCGGGGCCGACCGCCTGCAGTTCTACCGGGACGTGATCGACGCCTGCTTTCACTCACGACCCAAGCGGGTCCAGCAGTACGACCTGCTGATGAACTACTACCTGTACGGCGCCAGCCCGGAGAACGAGGCCACGCCGTACAACAAGATCGAGCCCATCGTGGACACGCTCACGGCGTTCCTGTACTCGGCGGATTCGACCCGGTTCTCTGCGCACCTAGGTCCCGAGACGCCGGCCGCCGAGTGGGAGAAGGTATCGGCGATCACCAAGGCGATCAACAGCGAGTGGATGAACTCAGGCGCGGATCAGATTTTCAGCCAGGCGCTCGATCTGGCGACGATCTATAACTCCTCGTTCGTCAAGACCGTGGTCAGCGAGAAGTCCACGACGCCCTACGTCGTCGAGCCTCACTGCCTGGGCGTGTACCGTGAAGACCTCAACGGACTGGACCGGCAGGAAGCCATCGCGCATCGGTACTACATCACCCGCTCGCAGCTCAACGACGAGCTTGAGAACCACCCGAACCGCGCAGAGATTCTGAAAAGCCTCACGCCGAGGCCGATCCAGCCAAAGGACGAGATGCCGGAGAACCTGCGCCGGATCATCATCACGAACATGGCTGCGACCAGCAGCTTCGGGCCGCTGTCTCCGGGGCAGACCACGACCGGCAACGGCACCATGAAGATGACAGAGCGCGTGGACTACGCTCCGGCCATCGCCGCCGACGTGATCGAGATGACCGAGCTGTGGGTACGCGACGACGAACTGAAGGACTACCGCACTGTCACTATGGCCGAGATGGATGCGGTGATCTACGACCGAAAGAACATCTTTGTGCCAGGCGAACAGCCGTTCACCCAGGTCTGCCCGCTGCCGCTGCACGGGTATTTTTGGGGCGCCGCGATGGTCGGTCGCCTGATCGGCCTGCAGGGCTGGCGAAACACCCGAGTTGATGAGATCAAGCGCCTGAGCGCGCTGGAAGCGAACCCGCCCATCGCCACGACCGGGTTCGCAGGCATGGCCGATGAGACGGCGTTCGCGCTCAATCAGCCAGGCGGCATCCTGAACAACCAGGACCCGATGGGCAAGGTGGAGCGGTTCGACACCAAGGTTCCTCCCGACCTCTGGACCGGTCTGCAGCAGATCGATGAGATGTTCTCCGAAGCGGCCGCGCTGCCGCCGCTGCTCATGGGGCGCGGCGAGACCGGCGTGCGCTCAGGCCGGCAGACCAGCGAACTTTCGCGCCTGGGCAGCTCGCGCATCAAGAAGCGCGCCCTGTGCATCGAGGACTCGCTCGAAACGCTCACGACCAAGATTTTCCGGGCGCTGCGACGGTACAACGACAACCAATATTCGACGGTCCCGCTGAAGCCGGGTGACAAGTCGGTCAAGTTCATACTGAACCAAGCGCCGGAGCATCTGCTCATCAAGGTGGACGGTCACTCGAACTCGCCGCTGTTCGTGGAAGACCAGAAAATGTTGGCGACGGAAATGCTCAAAGCGCACGCCATTGACCGGGAATCGTTCATCGAGATGCTGAACCCGCCGATGAAGGACATGCTGCTTCGCCGGCTGCCGGTGATCGAGGCGAAGGAACAGGCCGCCGCGAAGGCGAAGGCAGACCACGAGGCGCAGATGGCCCAGGCAAAGCAAGCGCCTGGGCCTGGCGCGCAACCGAAGGGATGATATGAAAGACCCAGTGTTAGTCGAACTCGGGAATCATGATGAAGACATCGGCATCAGCACCGGCGATGCCCAGTCGATCAAACTGTCGATCCTGCACGCCGTCCGAGAGGGATTCGTCGAGACCGGGGACTGCGATGTTCTCGCCGCCGACCTGATTTCCGCGTTCAAGGCCATCGACAGCGAAGTATTTGCGCGCGAATCCATGATGAGTGGCTTGACGGGCATGAAGAAGTAGTGAATCATTCCGTTCAGGTCTAACGACCTCGGTTTGGCTGCACGCCGTTTCGTGTGGCCGCGAATCAGGAGAACAGCATGTTCAATCCTCTCGAAGCCCGTCGGGGCCGCAAGGGTCGCAAGAGCCGTCGTTAATTCGACGCTCGACCGGGTGGGGCGTCAGACCCACTTCTCCAACCAATCTGAATCAGTCGGCAAGCCATGAACCCAAACACGTACCAAGGCAATGCAATCGGATGCGCCCGTGAGGGTCTGTTCGTGCAGGACGCGCCCGTGTCCGGTGTGGTTCGCCTGCTCGGCGTGGTTCTAGGCGCGAACGTCAACCAGACGAACACCGACATTGCCATCCCGCTACTGCTGCTGCCTGGCGCGAACTTCATCATCGACTACATCGACATCAACAACGCATCGATCAGTCTCACGACTGCGACGTTCGGTGTCTTCTCGGCCGTGTCCGCAGGTGGTGTCACCATCGTCACGGCCGCCGCTGTGCTATCGACACTGACCTCGGCCACCGTGAACCTGCCGGTGAGCTTGGCCGCCACGGCGAACACGACCGTGTTCAACCAGACCACGCTGGCGAACAACCTGTACTTCCGAGTCGGCACCGCCCAGGGCGCAGCCGCGACGTGCGACGTTTACGTGTGGGGCCGCGTTCTGCCATGAGCATACCCCCGGAACTGATGAAGCTGATCGCCGGCGGCGGCGGCAAGTCAGGCCCAGGCATGAGCACGCCAGCCGCGAATCCGGCCGCGCCCGGAGCCATGCAGCCCGGCGCAGCGCCCGGCGGTTCGCCGATGAGCACACCGCAACCAGCGCACGGCGAGAAGCAGTCCGCGATGGTGAACGTCGGCATTGCGATGGACCTGCTCGAACAGACCCTGCCCGCGCTCGGAAGCGAATCCGAGGAAGGCCAGGAGATTCTGAAGACTCTCGCCTCGCTTTCCAAGAAATTCGGCCACTCGCGCTCGAAGTCGCAGGAACTGGTGCCGGCCGAGCTGATGCAACTCATGCAGTCCCTACCGCAGGCCGGCGGCATGTCGCCGGAAGCAAAAGCGATGGGCCAGCAGCCGATGCAGATGCCGGGCCAAGCCCCAGGCGGCCAGCCACCCGGCGGTATGCCCGGTGGAATGCCTGCGCTACACTGACCATCACGACCACCCCGGAGAACCGCCGTGTCCAAGAACCTGTTTGCACCCAAGAGCTACGCCATCCGCACCGCGTTCAACACCGGTCGGCGCAACGGCGCGGTCATCAACCCCCCGCGCATCGCAGAGATCGGCGGCGGCAAGACGACGAACATGGATCAGCGCGAGCCTGAGCTTCACCTGAAGAAGCCTGGCGGCACGAAGTAAGCGACCGATCAACGAACGGAAGAGGGCTGAATCATGAGTCTTGAGGGAAAGTCAGTCGAGGAGATCCAGGCGCTCGCCGAACTGGCGAACGGCTTGGCGTCCGATCCCAAGACCCGCACGGGATTCCTGCGGCTCACGAAACTCGCCAATCCTTCGACCAGCATCCCGGAGATCGACATCCCGGCGACGATGCAGGCCCAGTTCGATCCGTACCTGAAGCAGCTCGATGCACTCACGAAGAAGCAGGAAGAGCGCGAGATGAGGGAACGCATCGAGGCTTCCCGCAGGGCTCTGGTTTCCAAGGGCATCGCCGAGAGCGACGTGCCGACCATCGAGAAGATGATGGTCGAGAAGGGCATCGTCAACCACGAGACCGCTGTCGAGTTCTACCAGCATCAGCAGCGCGCCGCCGCGCCGACGCCGGCCAGCACGGTGCAAGGCGCCCGCAGGTTCGAGACGCCGAAGATGCCCGACATGAAGCAGTTCAACAACGATCCGAAGGCGTATGCCTACGGTGCGGCGTACTCAGTCATTGACGGATTCCGCGGCCGGAAGGCCGCGGCTTAACCGGGCGCTGCCCACACTCACGATTCCCATCAACCAGGGCTGGTTGAAAGACGAAAATGGCACTCCTTGGAACCGGCATTGTCCCGAACGGCGCGGCTGCAACCGAACTGACCGCGATCACGCGCCGGGCGTTCCTTCCGACGCTCACGGTGCAGATTTACAACTCCTCGCCCTGGCTCGCCGCCCTGATGGCGAACGCCCAGGTCGCCAGCGGCGGTATCAGCCCGATCACGGTGCCGGTCCAGGGTTCGCGCATGACCACGTTCGCGTGGGGCGGATACGATGCCTCGTTCGGCATTCCGGCTCAGCAGAACGGCATCTTCGACCTTGAATACAACCTCAAGCTCGGCATGGTCCCGGTGCCGTTCCTCGGCATGGAAGCCGCCGTGCAGGTTGACTACGCAGTGGTGCCGCGTATCGAGGCAGTCATGAACGACGCCGGCAACGTCATGACCGATGCGTTCGCCACGGCCACCTACACGAACACGTCGAACACGCAGGCGTTCAACGGACTGAACCTGATCATCGACGACGGCACCAACTCGACGACAGTTGGCAACCAGTCCCGCACCACGTATCCGGTGCTCAAGTCCAAGGTCTACGCTGCCGGCTCGGTCAACCCGACTCGACAGAACGTGTCGCAGTACATCAACGGCGCCGCAAAGTCGTGCGGCGAGTCGCCGAGCTACGGCCTGATGGGCTTCGGCACCTGGAGCCTGCTGCAGCAGGACTTCATCGGCCAGGAGCAGTACAACATCACGCCCGGCTCGTCGTTCGATACGAGCTCCGAAGGCCCGCGCAGCGGCTTCCGGGCGCTCATGGTTTCCGGTGTCCCGATCTTCCCGGACTTTTATTGCCCCGAAGGCTCGTTGTACCTGCCGAACAGCCGGTACATGAACCTGTACCTGCACGAGCAGGGATCGTTTGCGTTCACCGGGTTCGAGTCCACGCTGGCGAACGGCCAACTTGGCTACATCGGCCTGCTGCTGACGCTGGGCGAACTCATTACAACCAAGCCGTCGTCGATGGTCCGCGTGTCGGGCTTCAACAGCGCCGTCCTCTGATTTTAGGAGAAGCACATGGGTTTGCAAAAGCTGTCGGTCATCGGGACCGCATTCCAGAATCAGCCGGCGATCCCCGGACTGAGCGGCGTCAACGCGCTGACCGGCGCCACGGTTGCGCCGCCGACGAACGAAATCTCTATCACGAGGTT